CCTTTGATACATCCCACTTAGGAATCTCACCTGTCCATAGTAGTGCCAATAGTTGACGAAACGCTTTTGCCCAACCTTCTTTACTATCTTTAACTACAATAGTTGTCTCACTATCAAATAGCTGTTCTGGTACCTCTGGTAGCTTGCTTATGTACTGGCGCTCGACAGAGAATCCTACACCTGTACCACACAATAAAATAAACATAGCTTCATCAAAGCGTGTAGGCTTGTCTACAGCCACGTAAGAACAGTTGTACATACATGTGTTATCACGCGCTGCTGCTGCCCCTGCTGTCATCATAGAACGCATAGAGGGCATAATCTCTAAGTTAAGAATAGCCTCTTCAATCTGACTGATGTAGCTGTCATCACCTGCGATAGGACGCACGATGTTATCCATATAACGCGATACTGTTTCATCCCAATTTTCACGGCCTTTATTATCAAAGTATTTAGCGTAACGTGATTTATGAATAAATGCTTGATAGTCTGTAGGTAAATAGTTGTTCATCTTTTATCTCCTGATCCTGCGATTTTACCACGGCGTTTACGGTCTTCTAGCTTCTGTAGGTTATTCTTAGCTAGGTCTGCCATGTTTACATTTAAATCACGACATAGCGCAGCAATGTACCACAAGCAATCACCTACCTCGTCTGCAATAGCTTCACGATTAAAGGTGCCATCACGTAAGATTTTCTTTACCTTATTTGCTACTTCACCTGCTTCAGCAGCCAATCCCAGCGCTGGGTAGATCACTGCATGTTCTGCTTTATAAATAGCAGTGCTTGCAGCCCGTTCTTGATAGTCATTCATTTCCATTGCAACATAATCCCCCTGATAATACTGAAACGCTTCTATGTCTTCACGAGATATCATCCTCTTTCCTTTACTATTAAGTTTTCTATATTTATATCATCAACATCATACATCACATTAGTGATTAGATCATGTACATCATCCTCATGATTATTATCAAACGAAGATAGTATATTATTATCCTCGTCCATCTCTATAACAAACGTGACGCTGAACTTTTTCATTTGCGCTCTAGCTCCATTAGGTAGTGCTGTAAATACCATATACACTTCTTAATATCCTCGACAGGCTTACCTTTGTATTTATGCCTGTGTAGATACTTTTTAGCGTTACCCTCTAAATAACCTTCATATCCCTCTTTAGTATTTGTGTCTTTGATGTAATCAATACATTCAATATCACCCATACGGTAATGTGAAGGTTTATTTACTGGGTCAGTATTATCTTCGAATGAAACTGTAGTAAGTGTAGGTTCAATTTTCATGCGCTTCCCTTTGTTTCTGTCCATCTGTTGAGGCGTATTACGTTACCCTCAGTTTTGTAACTTTCTTCATCCTCTAACTCTGCTATAGCCTTAGCATGGGCTTCAGGAAAAATCTCTTGAAGGATTAAGTTTTTGTAGTAGTCATAGTCTTCCATAAACTCAGGATAATCTTCTAAGAAACGCTCTGTTGCCGCCATAGTGATAGCAATGTCTAAACCTACCTTCATGGCTTCAGCATGTTTCTCAGGACCGAAGATAAGCCCTGTGTTTAACCGTCCGTTCCAGTAACCTTCTTTGTCTTCTAGTGGACGCAAGACTATAGCTATCTCACCTGGTTGTACTTTGTAGCTCATCATGTTCTCCGTTTCACTTTTAATCGTTGTTCTTTCATGCGACTACCTTTCTCAAGTAACCAACCTTCTGGTATCACACGGTGCGCCCACTTGAAACCTTTTTGTTCACACCAATCGCAGTACCTAGACTTAGCACCTTTGTAAAGCTTTGAGTTAGCATTACTAAACACGAAGCGAATATCTAAGTTAGGATGCTGTCTCTGTATTTCAAGATGTTTGCGTCTATCTGATGGACTGAAGATTCCTTTAGTTTCTATTATGATACCATTGTCTAATTCAAAGTCTGGAGTGTAAGTGCGGTACTTAAGGTCTTCCCACTCAATCTTAAGCTTTTCGTATTCTACTTTTTTCTGCCTAGACTTTAAAAACGCAGCGGCCTCTTCTTCAAGACCACTACGATAAGTTTTACTAAAGTGTCTACGCTTCATCGCCAAGGAATACGTAGTCTACTTCTGGTGGGTTTGCAGACTTTGAGGCACGACTTGGTAGTGTCTTTAATGTGGGATGACACTTGTGCTTGAAGCTACAAAACTTACATGCGCTGGGTAGTACAATGTTACCTGTAGGTTTACGATAGTATGTCTCAGGCACAGGTTCAAAGCAACGCTCAAAAGGTGCATCACTATCCATGTAATCTACTAAGGCTTCGATGTCATCCAGTACCGCTTCTTTGTCTACCTCAGAGGCATCCACGTACTTGAACTCACCATTCCCTTTGTTGACTACCCACCAACCACCAACATCTTTACCTGCTGCTGTGGCGTACCCTACAAGCTGTGCAATGTAGCCAAAGCTATCACCTTGTGCTAGCGCATCGAAGGATGCAAACTTGTTCTTGTATGACCACGGGGATGCAGATTTAACATCGTCAATCTTACCATCCATTTCCATGTCGTACTCGCCATTGATCTCTTTACCGCTTTTAAGCTTTAGCGTTACGTGATCATTGTCTTTGAACTCTTGCCCTGCAGCACGTAGCAAACCTTTGAACACAGCCTCAACAATATCGCCAAGGATCATGTTCATCAGGAAGTGTGGTGGCAGAGGTGTCTTGTCTTCAGGATCATTCTTCTCAAACCACAACTGGCACTTAGGCTTACCTATGTTAGACATACGTAGCTTAAACTCGTCACGTGGGCCTGAGTTAAACTGTTTGTTCAACGCAGCCTCGACATCAGAGGCAACCTGTTTGGTCACCTCTTCTGCCATTGACGATTCACCAGCCATAGCTTTCTGCAAGAAACTGTAGACAGCTAATTCGGCAGGATGATTCATTACTCGTCCACCTCAACAAAATCATTGTTTAGGATTTCTTGAACAAGCCCTTCGTCTTCATCAGTATGCCCCTTTGCACGTTCATGGTGTAGATCAAGAATCTTACCATTGCTGTACTCAATTAGCTCAATGAAATCTTTGAGCATACCATTGTCTGCCTCAGCAATATCAATGCGATCACCTAGTGATGCTTCGATCTTACCAAACTTAGCACCTGTTGGGATGCTATCCTCTACACCTACCAACTTAACAGTAGACATAATTGGCAGGATGTTCTTGCGCTGCAAACCATTCAACACTGAGTCAATGCTCTTCAATGAGTCACGGTTCTTTACATCCATTACAAATGGTTCATCAACAAACTCACCGCTGACAGGCTGTCCTTGTTCATCCACAGGGTTGTCTAGTGTTACAGTACCATAGAATACCTTGACACGCTTAACACTACGGATGACCCGTTTAGTTTCCTCAGGAAGTGATTGGAAATCTTCAATGTAACCTGAAGGACGCCCTAGGTTTAGACCACCAATGCTATCCTTTAGATCACCATTCAATGAGTTAGACAAGACAGATTTCTCCATCTCTTCTGTCTCACTATTCCAACGCTGCCATTGATTGCGCTGGGCGAAGACGCGAATAGAGACACCTGTGCTGTACACTTTGGTGTCACCCTTTGTGAAGGTAAAGGCACCGACAGGAATAACCTCTGTCTTGATTGCTTTACCATTGTATTCCACCTCACCCATGATAGGCTGATGGATCATACCAAGCCGCGCAATAGATGGTGTTGACTCAGCAGGGGCTGTAGATGATACGCCCATTAGTTCTGCCATTGATTGACCGCGCTCTGTTGCGATTGCTAATTCTGTACTCATTTTCTATACCTTTCTATAGAGTCAAAAGAGTCTTAGTTATACACTACACATCAACTGTGTCAAGCCAGTTTGTACCTATTTTTGCTTCTAATAATAGAGGCACATTCATAGTGACACCGTAGGCTTCCTCAATAAGATCATTCAGATCATTATTCATATCATTAACCATTTGAATTACCTGCTCCTCTTCTTCAGGGTGTACATCTACAACCATTGAATCATGAACTGTATTCACAAGACAAGATTCCATAGGCTGCAATCGTTTGTGCATTTCGTTTAATACAACAGGTACAACATCACCTGTGGCAAAGCCCTGCACTGGGTAGTTCTTAATCATAGTGAAGTGTGTTGGTGTACCACTGCTGCGGCGGGTGACATCAGGGAAAGCATACTGTCGGCCTGACACGTTAGTGATCTTTAGGAACCGTAGTGCCTCTTCACCTAGCTTCTTATGCCATGCAGCAATCCCTTTGTACTTCTCTATGAAGTGTGTGTAATAAGCTTGCTCAGCTTTGGTTCTTCCATAACCAGTTGCGCCAAAGAGGGGTGCGAAGGTGTGTTCCTTAGCTTCTTGGCGTGTCGTTGGTTGACCTGCATCAGAGATAACTTTCGCTGTGTAGCTGTGTACATCGAAACCTGTTGCAATCTCTTCCATTGCTGTCTTGTCCTGCGCGAGAAACGCAGCCGTTCTAAATTCAAGTTGTGCAAAATCCGCTTCCATTATTTTTCCGTTTTCCCACCGTGATATAAACACTCGCTTTATGGGGAAGGTACCACCTCTTGGCATGTTTTGCATGTTGGGATTTCGTCCAGAAAATCTACCTGTATGTGTGATTGATTGAGTGAGTTGGACGTGTAAGTTTGAGGTGGTAGGTTTTCTATAAGTGTCAATACCATTAACAAAGCTAGTAATGTAACTAGAAACAGCAGAGTGACGCATAAGATCACCAAGGAAGCGAACAGCATCATCCATGTTATTGTTTTTAGCAGTGACCATAAGCTTTTCCAATTGCTTCTTGGATGTTGAGAAGCCACTGTTACTAGCCCATTCTTTACTTGGTGCTGTGAACCTAAGGCCAGCAACCTGGTTTGTTTCCATAAGTTTAAAGCCACGTGCATCACATTCCTTACATTTGTTTGGTTTGGCATACTTACTGCCATCTTTCTTTACTTTGTATGTCTTGCCTTTACCATAACAAGATTCGCATTGATACGCCTTAGTCTTGAATATTGTTTCGGAGTTCGCTTTAACGGCTTCTTTAAATTCTTTGGGCGTGGATGTAAATTCAAACAAGCCTTCCCAATCTTTTTTGTCTTTGGGTTTGCGGCTGAAGATAACCTGCGATTTCTGTTCGGGGGATGCAAGATTAACAGGGGTATCGCCCATGAGGGAGCGTACCTTCTCTTGGAGCCTCTCTTCGATCTCTGCTTTTTCTTTTTCAAATTCATCTCTTACTCGCCCAAGCTCTTGAATATCGACTCTGAATCCGTGCATACGCATGTGGGTAAGGGTTTTGCAGGTTTCAAAGGTGATGTCTCTGACTTTAGTGAGGGAACTTGAATCGGGGTCTGCATAGTCTCGTTGCTGAGCCTTGAACAACTCACTAGTTGTGAGGAGATCAGCCCTAAGATAAAGGCTAAGAGAATGTAAATCTGTTTCATTTGTGTTGATCCCTTGTTTGATACATTTGCTAAGGTAGTCTTCCTTTTGCTCAGCTAGGCCACGTGCTTCTGCTACAGCAGCCAAGCTTAAAGGTTTCTCTACTCCACGATGTAGTAAGTACTCAGCAAGCAGTGTGTCCCAGATAAGGCCATCATATTCAAACCCTGCTTCCCATATCCACATCAGATCATGGCTACCATTGTGCATGATTAGTAGTTCTGTCATATCTAACACTTGCTGCACAAGCTTATGCCCAGCGCCTGATGTATCCTTCTTTTCGTTGTGATCAAATGTTACAATGTGTAACTCTTCGTGATTATCTGCATTGACCAAACCGATCTGTGTCAAGGTGTTACCCGCTTCAAACGGATCGTTAAGAATTTTACCATCACGCCATGTGACGCTGTTCTCTACATCTAATACTAGTCTCATGTCTCTCACCTCATGCTGAATAGATTGAGCGTGACCCATCAAGTACACAGGTAATCTTACCTTGGAATCCATTCAGTTTATTCTTGGCTAGGTTCAAGTGACGAACTGGGTCTTCATCCTCACCCTCTGCCTGTTGTGTCTTGCCTATCAAGATCATCAGGTCAGCCTCACTTGCCTTGCCTGTCTTACTTCCTTCCATCATAGACTGATTCAGGTCTGCTTTACCTTCAGCCTCTGCACTTAGCTGCGACATCCAGATCACACAACAGTCATACTGCTTAGCAATGTTACGAGCATGGATAGCTGCTGCCTTAAGTGTGATGTCGCTACGCTCACTCTTTATATCTGCGAACTTGTCGCCCATGTCAAGTACTACAATATCAGGCCGTTCAAACTTAATAACAGACTCAACCCAATC